GAGGTTGCAAAGGTACTGCTTATTTAATTCAATAATCACTGCTTTTGAACTATCCAACAATTTTCCATTGCGTCCCTGAACATTACACGGTTTCCAAAAATTTCATCAACCGCTTTCTTTACAGATGGCAAAAGATAATCGTGTCCCGCTATCAACCCACCATTTCGAACCTTTGGAAGCCAAGCATTAATATCTTCTTTAACTGGTTCGTATTCGTGAGCAGCATCAATAAACACTATTTCAATAGAGTTGTCTCTAAAATCGTTTGATGCTTCGACAGAAGGTTTTCTGATTGAAGTTACATAATCCTCAACAGGTTTAATATTATTGGTAAACAATTCATAGAGAGTGTCGTTGACCACATTTGGATCATTTGAGTGTTCGCTTGATCCTCTCCATGTATCAACAGCAAAGCAATCAATATTTTTGCCAGAATTTATCATTTCTACTGCAAAAAATGCCATGCTTTTTCCCTTCCATGAACCAACCTCCACAAAAGTGGATTCGTTTGGAAGAATACCAATAAAATCACGATATAGGTTTGGATAAGTAAACCAATCCTCACCGAACGATTCATTTTTATAAAAATGTTCCATGATTTAGGTGGTCAACTTGAGCGAGGGAATCGCCATCTCCTTGCTAGGCACAACAAGTCCCGATCCAAACGCACTATTGAATTCGTTCATTAGATCGTCAACAGGTTCAGCAGTAAACAGTACAGCGTCCTTGGGAATCTCAAATCCCTGCTCCTGCTTTACAGAAGCCATCCACGGCACGATGGCAAGGCTAGCACCCTGACCGTTACGACCGGGAACAGGAATCAACATGCACGGATTCTTTAGATGATATCCAGTAATGTTCTCACCAGTAAACTTTTCAGTCACCTTTGCAATAATCTCTTCACCGCTACGCATCTTCAAAATTAGTGTTGCCATTTGTAAATCTCCATTGTAAGGGGTTATAGTAGAGCACAGTATCTATCAACGAATCAAACGAAAAGCGAGCCTAAAGTATTCTGTTGTTCAGTTTTCCATCCCACAGCATTTGTAATACTGCGGAGCGGTTCAATAAACGATTTGTCAAATTGCATTTGCCAGTCCACATATTTTGTTAGTTCAAATTCTGCGGGCAAGGAATTTATGAAACCAATCACATGCTCGTGTATAGGATTGGGAGTCTTCAAATAGATAAACTTAATCTTTTCTCCCTCACCAATAATCCTGTACTTCTTGTCCAACTTGTGCTTCCGCACCAAGTGGTTGTGGAGCAGTGCAGCCTTGACCGCAATAGGTGTGGATTTACGATATACGGTTTGTGAGTCCTTGTATTGACCCATTCCGTTTACTGAACGGGGGAATGCCATTGATTCAGGGGGCAATGCCTTGAATTTTTCACGGGTAGTTTTCACAAACTCCTGTAGAGTGGACTCGTCCTTTAGCAGCACCATTTCAATTGCAGTCTTCAGCACCTTACGCACAAACGCAGGAGTGCTAGACCGCGTGGTTTCAATACCCATGATCTTGAACTTGGGAGTCTTGTACTGCACGCCTTCGCTGTTCCACACCGACAACATATACCGCTTCTTGGCAGTCCACACGCCCTTCTGTGCAATTACTTCTCGCCCCATGAACATCTTGTTGGCATACGCATTGGTCACGCTAGCCAACTCTGCAAACTCCTTGTCAATGAACGGTTGCAGCACACGCTCACAGAACTTGTCCAAGAACGGCACAACCTTTTCGGGTTCGGGTTCGGTCTTGAAGCCTTGCCGTACTGCCTGACCAAGTTTCAGATACACGGAATCGGTATCGCTGGCAATCACATAGTCTTCGCCTGTGGTCTTGAACAGTTTGTTTAGATACCGATTGAGTGCTTCACCGATCCATTGAATACTCAACTGCCCTGACAGGGTGATAGCCTCTGCAAGTGCCACATCAAAGAACCGGAAGTACTCGTTTCCAATGGCTCCGTATGCGGAGTTCAACTGAATCTTTCGCACCATCTGAAAGTTCTTGTACTTGGAAATCTCGTACTCAATGGCTTTGCGCTTGCTTGCGGGAGCATCAGGCGGAAGTGCTTCCAATTCCTTCTGCTTGCCCAACATGAGTTCCTTGTACCGCTTGCGTTCCTCGTACATGATTTCCATGAGTTCAGGCAGGAAGCCGTGACGATCCTTGCGGAACGCTACGCCGTTTGCTGCAACCGACAGATTGTGCGTCTTGGCATCGTTCAAGTATTCAGCAGGATCAATAAATGTCTTGACCACTTCACCACGATTCCTGCTCAAGATGGAATCAGGCGAAACTAGATTTCGCTTCCATATGGGATTGGTATCTTTGGTTTCAGGTGAAATATTGTACTGCATGATAAGGTGGGGATACAGAGAGTTCAAGTCAAAACTAACCACCCAATCGTGCATTCCCACAAGGGGGTCTTTCACATACGCACCCGCGTACTGTTCCTTCTTTTCTGCTTCACGCTTCTGCGGAACTACCATGCCCTTGCTCATCAAGTGATGGTGAATAATGGCATCCCATGTACGGACTTGAGAAAACACATCTTCAAAGTTTACACGGGCAGAATACGCTAGTGCCACAGCAAGATCAAGCAGTTTTAGTTTCTCTTCCAGTTTGGCAACCAGTTCCACATCCTTATAGTTGTACTCCATGAACTTTTGAAAGTTCTGTGTGTAGAACTCCTGAAGGGTATCGTACTCGTTATACGAAACCTTTTCCTCACCCAGTTCAACCGAACACACATGGTTCAGGGAGTACGACTCCTGCTTGACATAGGTGAACTTCATGTACAGTTCCAAATAGTCAAGGGTGGAAATGCCTGCAATGGTAAACACCTTTTGGTCGCGTCCCATTCGGTTCACGGTCATTTCACGCAACCGCCCCCACGGTGACAGGGCATTGCCCCACTCTTCGGCAATCCAATTCATGCGAGCCACCAAGTACGGAATATCAAAGAATCGGATGTTCCATCCTGTCACAATGTCAGGGTCTTCGTGCTTCCAAATCTCCACGAATCGTCGCAGCAGGCTTTCTTCATCTGCAAAGCACTCTGCTTCCACGCCTTCAAGAGAGAAGTCTCCAAGTCCAAGCACATAGGTGTTCTTGCCCACAGTCAGCGTGATGGCAATGATGCGTTCGGTGGGCGAATCCACAGACGGAAATCCGCCGTCACACGAAGTCTCAATATCCAAGAAGGCTACACGCAGACGGGAGAAATCGTACTCCACTTCGTGTGGAAACTCTTTATACAAGTACTGATATACGAAACCTGTGTTGCCGTACACCTCAAAGTTGCTGACATCCTTGTACTTGTCAATAAATTCACGAGCGTCATTCACGCTTTCAAAGTCTATGGGTTCCACGGGGTTGCCGTAGATGGTTGTCAGCCCTGTGGGCTGCTTGGACTTGATATACAGCGTTGGGCAGAACGGAACCGCTTCGTGTACACGACACCCGTTTCGCCATCCGCGATACAGCACATTCTTGCCACGAAGATCAACGCTTGTATAGAAGTCCATTATCTCTCCACCATTGCGATCCAGTCCTGATGAACCAAGTCCTTGCCATCATACCCGCGACCAAGGTTCTTTGTCAAGTCCCACATCACCTTATCGCCTATTTTAATGTCCTCGGTCAGATCAGGACTAATATCCACAACTTCACCCCAAACCATTTTACAAGTAACCTTTTCTGTATAAATGATTCCTGCTTCGGTGGTCTTTTGTCCACCCAGTTTGGTTGCGACTAGTACCCATTTTCCGATTGGCTTTAGTTTCTTTTTCATTCAAATACTCCTTCTAAAGTATTAGGGACTTCTTGAGCAATTCGTGCCTCTGCCAGTTTCACATATTCAGGATTTAGTTCTGTGCCGATATAGTTTCGTCCGTGAGTCAATGCCACCACAGCAGTTGTGCCGCTGCCTGTGAACGGATCAAACACCGTGCCACCCACAGGGCATCCTGCCAGTACACACGGTTGGATCAAGTCCTTTGGGTAAGTGGCAAAGTGTGCGCCCTTGTACGCCTTGGTAGTCACCGTCCACACCGAACGCTTGTTTCGCTTGCCGTCTGCCGCCCACACCCGATCAGGTTCTAGTGCAGGATCGCGTGCGCCTTTGTCTTGCGGTTGTGTGCGGTTCTTGTTGCCCGGTGCGTGTGGCTTGCCCACAGCGTCTTCCTTGACAGCCTCGTGATCGTAGTAGTACTTGGGCTGTTTAGTCAACATGAAAATGTACTCATGCGACTTGGTGCAGCGGTCGGTCACACTCTCGGGCATGGGGTTGGGCTTGTTCCAAATAATGTCTTGACGCAGATACCATCCGTCAGCCTGTAGAGCAAGAGCCACTCGCCACGGAATACCAATCAAGTCCTTGTGCTTTAGCCCTTCGCGCTTGGCTCCTGCCTTGCCCTTTTGGCTCACGCCCTTGTAGCCGTCAGCGTACTTGACCTTGCCGTATGCAGGGGTGTCTTCACCCATCTTACGCAACTGCTCCATGCCTCCGCTTGTGGTGGCATACGAGTCGCCCAAGTTTAGCCATAGAGTACCGTCATCACGCAGAATGCGACGAGCCTCGCGGAACACCTCCACCATTTTCTGTACATACTGGTCAGGGGTTTCTTCGCCACCAATCTCTGCATCACCACCGTCGTAATCACGAAGCCCGTAGTACGGGGGTGAAGTAATAATGGTTTGAACGCAGCCATCGGGCAGAGTCTTCATGCCTGCTATACAGTCGCCAAGAATGATGCGGTGTGTGTTCATGCTATAAACTCCTCTAGTGTTGATTTTCTATTCAGCGGTTTGCCTGTAACCAATGCGTCCAAATCGTCTTCACCCAATCCCAATCCTTCCGCTAGTTGCCGCACAAACTCCCATGCCCGCTCTGGGCTAACTCGCTCAGTATACAAGCGGAAGTGTTCGGGTGCAAGAGCAATCGCTTCGGGAAGGAGTTTATCTTGCTTGGAGATATTTTCCATGCCATCAAGTATTCTCAAATTGATGGGGTGATGTATTCCTCCGTGAGTAATTGGAAGAATATGATCTACATGATACTCTCGTCCTGTCTCCCTTTTGAGTTCTTGGCGAGTGCGTTCTAAAATGACAATCTGTTGGGTTTCATTTGCGGTCAAATAAACTGATGCATTTCTCTTTCTGCATCTTCGTCTTCTACTTTTTTCAGTTTCCAAATCACGATTTCGTTCACGCCAAGCCTTGCCTGTTGCCGCTCTTCGTTCACGATTTAGTTTACGATAAGTTACCATCCATTCACGATTGCGTTCATACCAAGCCTTGTATGTTGCCGCTCTTCGTTCACGATTTTGTTGGTTGTAAATCTTATCTCTAGCGGCTTTTCGTTCGCGGTTGCGTTCACGGGAAATCCGAACCTTTTCAGGATTCCGTTTATACCAAGCCCTGCTGGTTGCCGCTTTTCGTTCACGATTGCGTTCACGATAAGCCTTTTCTGTTGCCTTCTTTTTTTCTGGATCTTTATACGCCATACTTCATCATCGCATCAGGAAATATCGCCGTAGAACCTGCCACGCTCAAAAAACTGTTCTTCGTACTGCTCAAAGCCAAAGCACTCTCTAGCATACTCCAAG